GACGCAAGTAACGCGATAATCAGATTAGCATAGGAGGCCGACCATGTCGGTAACTTCAGGATGGGGCCGATTAACCTGGGGACAGGCTAATTGGAACGAAGCCGTAACTTTAAAAACAGGTTGGGGTGCAAAATCTTGGGGTGAAGATGAGTGGGGTGAATTAAAAGACGCTGTTGCTCAACCATCTGGTCTTTCCATAACATCTAGTGTAGGATCTATAACTCCTGCCGATCAAACTCAAGGATTAACAGGTCAATCGATAACATCATCCCTTGGTGCAATAACACCAGTTCAGATGCAGGTTGGTTTATCTGGTCAATCAATAACTTCCTCAGTTGGATCTTTAACTGTAAATGACATGACAATAGGTTTGTCAGGTCAATCCATAACATCTTCTGTTGGTACAATAACACCAAATGATATGACTCTTGGTATAAGTGGTCAATCGTTTACATCAAGTTTAGGATCTGCTGTGGCTCCTAATAATACCGCAATAGTATCTGGACAGTCAATAACCTCAGCACAAGGGACTACTCAAGCGACTGTTGATGTAACTATATCACCTTCTGGTCAATCATTTACATCAAGTTTAGGAACTGTTACAATACCAAATGACACTGCTATATTATCTGGTGTATCAGCATCATTTAATTTAGGAGCTCTTGTAGGATTAGGTAGTGCTATTGCTCAACCAACTGGTCAATCTGCAACAGCAAGTGTTGGATCTTTAACAGTAGAAGAAGGGCTAGGATTAACAGGTCAATCGTTTACCGCTAGCGTGGGATCAATATCTCCAGTGGATATGCAGGTTGGACTAACTGGTCAATCATTTAGTGCTAGTGTAGGAGCGGTTAATATCTTCGCATATGGAGATGTTGACACTGGCTCAAATACGTCTTATAGTAATGTATCAACTGGTTCGAATAGTACAATTTCGGATGTTGCAACTGGATCAAATACAAGTTATAGTGACGCTGCATAGGAGATAATTTATGGCATCAACATTCAGCCCTTTGGGTATAGAACTTCAAGCAACTGGTGAAAACGCTGGTACATGGGGTACGAAGACTAATACAAACTTACAATTAGTAGAACAATTAGCTGGTGGATTTACACAACAAGCTGTATCTGATTCTGGAGATACAGATCTTTCAGTATCTGATGGAGCAACTGGTGCAACTCTTGCACACAGAGTTATAGAATTTACAGGAACAATATCAGCATCAAGAAATGTTACGATACCTATAGATGTACAACAACTTTATCTATTAAAAAACTCAACATCAGGATCTCAAAATGTTGTATTTAAATATGTTAGTGGATCAGGTTCTTCTGCTACAATAGGAAATGGTAAAACAATATTAGCTTTTGCAAGAGCGGATGATGGAACAAATCCAAATATAACTGCAGTAGAATTTGGAGGAGATGTTGTTGACGATACTTCACCTCAATTAGGTGGTAATTTAGACACTAATTCTTTCATGATTGACTTTGATGACGACCATGGAATTAGAGACGAAAATGGTAATGAGCAGTTACAGTTTCAAACAACCTCTTCAGCAGTAAACCACTTTGACATAACAAACGCTGCAACTGGCAATAATCCTAGTATTTCTGCTGTTGGTGGCGATACAAACATAGGTATAAATTTAATACCAAAAGGGACTGGCGAAGTACAAGCCAACGGAGTCGGTCTTGCTACAACAGGAAAAGCTATTGCAATGGCAATCGTATTCGGATAAAAGGAGTAAATTATGGCAGCACCAAATATAGTATCGGTATCATCAATCATAGGAGAGTCTCAAGGTTTTGAATTGGGTACAACTCTTACCACAGAATTAATACATGTGGCATCAAATAAATTAGTAAAAATTAATAGAATTTCAGTAGCAAACATTGATGGAACAAATGCAGCTGATGTAACTGTAGCAGTTGATAAGGCAACAAGAACTTCAGCAGCAACAGGATCATCTGTGTCTGGAGCCACTTTTAAAATAGCTAGCACTGTTTCAGTTCCAGCTGATGCGGTTTTAGTTTTATTAGATACACCTATCTATCTAGAAGAAGGTGATAAATTAGAAGGTGGAGCAAGCGCAGCTTCAGACTTAACACTTTTTGTTTCATATGAAGTTATAGACGACGCGTAGGAGGTTTAAATTATGGCTGGCAATGGCGGAATAATTGGACCTGATATAGTAATTAGTAATTCTATAGCATCACCATCACCTATAAAAAATTTTACAAGTTCAGGAACTTACTCATCTCCATCAACTGTTTTTGCTGTTGATTATTTAATCGTAGCTGGTGGAGGCGGTGGTGGAGCTATCGCTGGAGGTGGTGGAGGCGGTGGTGGTCTTGTGCAAGGAACAAATCAAACTATTTGTGCCTCTACTAACTTTACAATTACAGTAGGTGGTGGTGGAACTGGAAGAGTCAACTTTAACGGTGGTGGTGGCAATGGGGATCCCAGTTCTTTTGCTAGTCCTACTGCAACAATAGACTCTGCTACTGGTGGCGGAGGAGGTGGCACTGGAGGTAATGTGCCGTACAATTGGTTAAGATCCGCTGGATCGAGTGGTGGATCGGGTGGTGGAGCAGCATTTAATGGTCCATGTGGAACAGGACCTCAACCTGTATCTGGTGGACAACCTGATGGAACAGGTATTGGTGGAACTGGAACCGCTGGTCAAGGTAATAATGGTGGGGATGGTGGTGGAGGCCCTACTCAACACGGTGGTGGTGGCGGTGGTCAAAGTGCTGAAGGTGGCGATGGTGTCCCTGGCGGTGCAGGTGCAGGTGGTGCAGGTGTAACTTTAAACACATCTGGATCTTGTGTTCACTACTCAGCAGGTGGTGGCGGAGGCGGTGGCGGAGCCGCAGGTGGTCCGACAGCCACAGCAGGTCAGCCCACACCTAGTTCATCAAATGCAAGTAATGCAACAGATAATTCTGGAAGTGGTGCTGGAGCAGGATCGTTTGGTCCAAACACACCTAGTCCAGCTAATGGTGGTGGTAATGGTGGATCAGGAAGAGTTGTGATTGTAGAAAAAACAGTTTTAATAGCGTCTGGAGTTTTTAATCAAAAGGAACAGTATGAGAGAAGAATTAATGGACAGTGGGGAGCATAAAATATATAAAAGATTAGGAAAAAAATATGGCACATTTTGCAGAATTAGATAAAGATAATAAAGTTCTTAGAGTATTAGTTTTTGATAATAATGATGTTAATGCTAATGGTGGGGATCAATCTGATCAAGCCGCAGAGTTTATTAAAACTGTAACTCCACATTCAGAAACTGGAGTTAGATGGGTTCAAACTTCTTATAACGATAATTTTAGAAAACAATATGCGGGTAGAAACTATACTTATGATGAAGTAAATGATGTTTTTATACAACCTCAACCATTCCCTTCATGGAGTTTAAATGAGACAACTTTTGATTGGAATGCTCCTGTAGCATATCCCTCAACAAGAGAACATAATGGAATATTAATAGGTTGTTTTTGGGATGAGTCTGGTCAAGTTTGGATGGGTAGAGACGAAAACGGAAACGAATACAATTGGGATCATGGTAATTTAGTCTGGATCCCTAGTTAAAAGGATTAAATTGAATGGGAACAACAACACGAAACTTAAATGGCGGCGTAATAGGAGTAAAAAATCAATCATCTGCAGGTTTGCAGGGACAGACTATTTTTACTTCAAGTAGCCCTTCATGTCTTTCAATAATCACTAATCCAAATACAAGAACTATTAATACAGTAATAGCTGCTGGTGGTGGCGGTGGTGGAAAAGGAGATGGTGGTGGCGGTGGAGCTGGTGGTGTTATATTTCAATGTATATCTGTGGGTGGAGGTGAAACTTTAGGTCAAGCGACTATTGGTGGTGGTGGAGCTGGACATCCTGCTCCATCTTCAGGTGGTGCTGGAAGTAATGGATCAAACTCAACTTTAGTGGTAGGAAGCACAACTTATACAGCTGTTGCTGGAGGTGCAGGTGGTGGACCAGGTGTAGCTGGTAATCCAGGAGGATCTGGTGGTGGATCTGGAGCAAACGGAACTGTAGGATCAGGAACTTGTGGTCAAGGTTTTCCAGGTGGAGGTGGTAACCCCTCTCCAGGTGGATCGGGTGGTGGTGCTACAGCTGCTGGTAATCCAGGAGCAAACTCAGCTGGAGGAGCAGGTAGAGATGTTTCATCAACTTACTCAGGTGTACCAAACTGTGGAGTATATGGTAGAGGTGGCTTAGGGGACGCTAACTCTTCAGGGCCAGGCACTAATCCAAGTCCATCTGGACCACAACCAGCCCAAGCTGCGAATACAGCAAATGGTGGTATTGGTGCTTGTAATGGTGGACCAGGACCAGGACCGTCAGGAGCGGGTGGGTCTGGTATTGTCCTTATAAAAGAATTAACAAAAGCAAGTGGTGTTTGGAGTCTATGTGCACAAAGAAGTGCAGTTGCAGATGGTACATGGGCAGGAATTTCAAAAACAGCTGTTTCAGCTGATATATTATTAGTAGCTGGTGGTGGCGGAGGTGGTGGTCCAACTAGTTTTGACGTAGGTTTTGGTGGTGGCGGAGCAGGTGGTCTTATATTACAACCAAATAGTTTAGCCTTAACAACAGGACCTAATACAATTACGATCGGTGGTGGCGGAGCTAAAAGAACTACTGGTGAAGATTCAACTATAAATTTTTTAATTGCTAAAGGTGGTGGAAGAGGAGCAGGATGTTCAGGTTTAGATGGTGGGTCTGGTGGTGGAGGAAACAGAGCAACAGGAGCAGGTGGTTTAGCTATTCAAGGATCACAACCTGGATATAGTTCTGTTAATGGTTTTGGAAATAACGGTGGAGCTGGAGCCAACCCAGCAACTGTAGCAGCTGGTGGTGGTGGCGGAGCTGGAGGAGCTGGAAGTAGTTCTTCATCTGGTTCGGGTAATAATCACGGTGGTAATGGTGGAAATGGTAAATCTGTTGGACCAAGTTTTCCAGGAACTCCTTTACCTAATTCAGGAACTTTAGCTGGTGGTGGTGGAGGTGGAGCTAGATGTACACCTAATCCTAATCCAGGAGACGGTGGACCTGGTGGTGGTGGAGCTGGTGCTAGTCCAGGTTCAAATGGAGGAAATGGAGCCGCTAATACAGGAAGCGGAGGCGGTGGTGGTAATTTTGGATGCACATGCGCAGGAGAAGGTGGATCAGGCTTTGCTGCAATTAAAGTTACAAATGCACCTCCATCTATGGCTGTAACACCATGTACAAATACTATTGTTACTTGTAGTTCTACACCTTCAACTAAAACAGCTAAATTTACTGTAACAGGCGTTTTAACTCTTTAATTTTTTTAATAGTAGTGTAAGGTTAATTCATAAAGAAATATGAATTTAAAACATCACTATTGGTATTTTATCTCAGCCTTAAGTCCTAAGTTCTGTGATGAAATAATTAAATATGCGCAGTCAATAAACGATCAAATGGCTTTGACTGGAAATGCAAAAGAAAAAAATTTATCAAAAAAAGATATTCACGATTTAAAGAAAAAAAGAGACTCTAATATAGTTTGGTTAAATGAAAGATGGATACATAAAGAAATTCAACCATTTGTTCATAGGGCTAATGCAAATGCTGGATGGAATTTCGAGTGGGATTATTCCGAAGCATGTCAATTTACAAAATATAATAAAGGCCAATATTATGATTGGCATTGTGATAGTTGGGAGAGTCCTTATAACAGACCCGATGACATGGGTTTACATGGCAAGACAAGAAAACTATCAGTAACTTGTTCTTTATCAGATCCAAAAGATTATAAAGGTGGCGAGCTAGAATTTGATTTTAGAAATATGGACCCTGATAAAAAACGTAATGTTCACAAATGTAACGAAATATTACCTAGGGGTTCTATTGTTGTTTTTCCTTCACATGTATGGCACAGAGTATGTCCAGTTAAAAAAGGATCAAGATATAGTTTAGTAGTTTGGAATTTAGGACAACCATTTAAATAGAATATGAAAAAATTACAATATCCACAAAGTTTAGCAAGAGAGGATCATTTTAAATGCCCTATTTGGTGGGCAGATGAACCAGGATTTGTAAAATCACTTAATAAAGTATCAGATAAATATATTGCAGCATCTAAAAAAAATTTAAAAAAAACTATTGATGATAGAAATAAAAAATTTGGAGACAAAGGTGATATGGGACAAGTATTTCATTCTACCTCTTTAATAGGTGATCCTGCATTTACAGGTTTGCAAAATTATATAGGCGCAACTGCACATAATTTATTAACTGAAATGGGATTTGATTTAACTAATTTTCAATTATTTGTTACAGAGTTATGGGTACAAGAATTTGCAAAAAAAGGTGGGGGCAGCCATACATTACATACGCATTGGAATGGACATATGTCTGGTTTTTATTTTTTAAAAGCTGATGAGTCTACATCGCTCCCTGTTTTTGAAGACCCAAGACCTGGAAATTTAATGAATCTTTTACCTGAAAAAGATAAAACAAAAATGACCTACGCTTCATCTCAAATTCATTATCAAGTTAAACCAGGCAGAATGATGTTTTTTCCATCTTATATGCCACATCAATACATTGTTGATATGGGGTATAAACCATTTAGATTTATACACTGGAATATTCAAGCAATACCAAAAGGAGTTTTAAATGTCGTTCAAAAATAACAAATATACAGTTTTAAAAAATGCAATATCAAAAGAATTAGCAGATTTTGTTTATAAATATTTTTTAAATAAAAGAAATGTTGCTAAAGTATTATTTGATTCTAGATACATATCACCGTTTACAGAGTATTGGGGTATATGGAATGATCCCCAAGTTCCAAATACTTATTCTCATTATTCAGATATAGCCATGGAAACATTATTACAAGAAGTAAAACCTGTTATGGAAAAACATACAAAATTAAAATTAAGTGAAACTTATTCTTATGCAAGAATTTATAAGGCAGGAGATATTTTAGCTAGACACAAAGATAGATACTCATGTGAAATATCAACCACGTTAAATTTAGGAGGCGATCCTTGGCCTATATATCTTGATCCGACAGGTAATAAAGGAGGAGCAGGTGTTAAGGTAGATCTTAAACCAGGAGATATGTTAATATATTCTGGATGTGAATTAGAACATTGGAGAGAACCTTTTACAGGAAAAGATTGTGGTCAAGTTTTTTTACACTACAACAGAAAAGGATCTAAATCTGCTAAAGAAAACGCATTAGACAAGAGACCTTTGTTAGGACTACCTGGATGGTTTAAGGGTGCAAAGTTGACTAATTTTACAAAATAGTCTATACAATAGACTGGTGGGGAGAGACACCACCACACCCTCTCCCTGCTTTTAATCTATTAATTAACTATAAAATGGGTATAATGGATTATTATGCTACAAAAGATAGGTTTTCAGCCAGGTATTAACAAACAAGTCACAGAAACTGGAGCAGAGAGTCAGTGGGTAGATTGTGATAATGTTAGATTTCGTTATGGAACACCTGAAAAAATAGGTGGTTGGAAGCAACTGGGAGATAGTAATCTTACAGGTGCTGGTCGAGGACTACATCATTTTGTAAATAGTTTATCTAGAAAATACGCAATCATTGGTACAAACAGAATTTTATATGCTTTCTCTGGCGGTGTGTATTATGATATACACCCTATTAAATCTACAACCACGCTTACAAGTGCATTCACCACGACCAACGGATCACCTACAGTTACAATAACTTTTTCCAGTCCACATAGCATATCAGCACAAGATATTATATTGTTAGATAATTTTTCCTCTATAACTAATTCTAATTTTGGTGCCTCTGATTTTAATGATAAAAAATTTATGGTAACGACTGTGCCTACAAGCACAACACTAACTATAACGATGCCGTCAAATGAGTCAGGATCTGGTGCAACAACATCAGGTGGTATAAGAGTACAACACTATTATCCAGTAGGACCAGCAGTGCAAGCAAAAGGTTTTGGTTGGTCACTAGGATCTTGGGGTGGTACAGTCGCTGGTAATCCAACAACCACATTACAAAATGGTATTACAGATACAGCAACAACAGGTATTATATTAGTGGATGCATCACAGTTTCCAACTGCAGGTACAAACTTTATACAAATAGGTAGTGAAGAAATATCTTACACAGGTATTGCAGCAACAGGAGAACTTACAGGTGTTACTAGAGAGGTGGGTGGAACTACAAAATCAGCCCATAGTGCAGGTGCAACAATTACTAGTACAACTACTTTTATTGGTTGGGGCGAAGCTGCATCTGGAGACTTGGTATTAGAACCTGGTATGTGGTCACTTGATAACTTTGGTGATAAAGCGATTTGTTTAATACACGACAGTGCAGTATTTTCTTGGGACTCTAGTTTAACAAATGCTACAGACACAAGAGCTGCAATTATAACTGGCGCACCTACTGCATCAAGACACATGATAGTATCTACACCTGATAGACACTTAGTATTTTTTGGAACAGAAACAACAATAGGAGATGTGGGTACACAGGACGATATGTTCATTAGATTTTCGGATCAAGAAGATATAAATACTTACACACCTACAGCAACTAATACTGCTGGTACACAAAGACTGGCTGATGGATCACAGATCAGAGGAGCAATCAGAGGTAGAGATGCAATCTATGTTTGGACTGACACGGCATTATTTACACAACGTTTTGTAGGTCAACCATTTACCTTTGCGTTTGCACAAGTAGGCACAAACTGTGGACTTGTTGGACAGAACGCGTGTGTAGAGGTTGATGGTTCTGCATACTGGATGTCAGAGAATGGTTTCTTTAGATACGCTGGTAAACTAGAATCATTACCTTGTTTAGTAGAAGATCATGTTTATGATGACATAAATTTAGACTCTGGTAACCAAATGGTATCTGCTGGATTAAACAACCTTTTTGGTGAAGTCATATGGTTTTATCCAACTTCCTCATCATCTGTTGTAAATAGAATGGTTGCATACAACTATTTTGATTCCTCACCACGAAGACCTGTATGGACAGTAGGAACATTGGCAAGAACAATGTGGCAGGATTCTGCTGTCTTTGGTAAACCACACGCAACAGAATACGATGCAGCAAACGATTCTTCTTTTGATGTTGTAGGCAACACAGAAGGTAGAACAACATACTATCAACATGAAACAGGGACAGATCAAGTTAAAGGTGGATCTGTGACTGCTATCACTGCTAATATATCCTCTGGAGATTTTGATATTACTCAAAGAAGAGCAGCTACTGGACAAACGACAGGTATGCCTGACCTTAGAGGAGATGGTGAGTTTATTATGAAAATAAGAAGATTTGTACCAGATTTTATATCTCAAACAGGTGATACACAAGTCACGTTAAATTTACGTAATTATTCAAACAGTTCACAAGCTAGTTCTTCATTAGGGCCCTTTACAGTTACAAGCAGCACTGATAAAGTAGATACTCGTGCAAGAGCTAGAGCTATCTCATTAAAGATCGCCAATACTTCAACTAACCAAAGTTGGAAGCTAGGCACGTTTAGATTAGATATACAACCAGATGGAAGACGATAATGGTAACAAGAGTTCCTAACACAGAATTATTAGCAGTAAGAGACCAGTTTGGTATTAAAAGTCCATTCTTATTAAAAGATTACAATGATTACATGATGGATCTTATAGAAGAAGCAAAAGCTAGTGGAGGTGTGCCTGCTGCAGTTACACAAGGCGGTGGTGGCGGTGGTGGAAGCGGCATTTTTCAAGGTGTAAATGATTTTACAAGTGGTGCACCAGGAGCAAAAAATTTTTTATTTAAAGATGATGACACTCCAGTTGATATAAGAAATATTACAGACAAAGATTTTTTTTCTAGAATATTTGGAGATGCTTATGATCCATACAAACAAGAACCATCTGGTATAGAAATAAGTCCAATAGAAGACAAACCTAGTATATTTGATTATGCAGCAGAGAGTGGAATAGGTCCTGTTAACACTAGACAATTTTTTAAAGATCTTAGAGCATATAATCAAAACTTAGCTGAATCAGGGATTGTTCCAGACGCTCCACTTATAAAAGAGGCAACACCAGAAAAAAGAGGTTTAAGTAAACTTTTTGATGAAGGTAAAAAAGGTCTTGGTAGTTTAAAAGATTTTATAATGGAGGGAGGTTTTACAGGAAATATACTTAGAGGTTTAATTGGTGATCCAGATCCAAGATTTACAGCAATCAGATCGTATTATGGTGGTGATGATAGATCTAATATAGATAGTATTGGAAGAATTAAATCTGGTTTAATGGCAGGCTATGCACCTGTTTCTGGTGGTTTAAGATTCGGCACTAACTTTGATGCTGAAGGTAATTATACAGGAGACACAATAGGTAGTCCTACAAGATACGGTTTACAAAGAGCGTATGCAAAACGTATTGAAGATTATAATAAATATATTGCTAGAAATGAAAAAAAATTACAAGAGAAGTTTAGTCAAAAAGTAGCTGATAAAATTAAACGACAAAAAGAAATACGAGACAAACTAACTAGAGAAAAAGCAGCTGAGTTAAGAGTTTTACAAGAAGCACAAGCAAGAAAAGATTTTAAAACTGCTCAAGAGGCTAATGAACGATATAGAGATGATCCAGGGGCTAAAAGTTACTCTGGTGGATTTGATAGACAGACAGGTAATTACGATGACCCATTTGACCCAGGATTTGCAGACTAATGGCTAAGATAGTACAAGTATTGACAAGACCTAGTCAAGAGTATGATTTAGGTACAGCAGAAGCTCAGGTTAGAGATCTTGATGCTATTGTAGAAAAATTAAATACAACGTTTCAACAAGAATTAAAGGATGAGGTAGAAGCTGAAAACTTCTTTTTAAATTAATGGCAAATAGTTTTATAAATAAAAAAGCAGATTTAACTACAACAGATTTGACAACTTTATATACAGTTCCAGATTTTAAAACATCTGTGGTAAAATCAATACTAGTATCAAATGATTCAGGATCTAGTTGTAATTTAGATGTCACACTTGTTAACTCATCCTCTGCTATATTTAGTTTATTTAAAACTAAGGCAGTAGATACTAACACAACAGTAGAATTATTATCTCAACCATTAGTTATGGAGGAAAAAGAGATATTAAAAGTACAAGCTAGTGACGCAAATGAGCTACACGTTATAGCTTCAATATTAGAAATACAGCCAAGAGAGGTAACAACATAATGAAAGATATACCAGTATTAGAACCAAAAGAAGTAATAACTACGATTACTAATATGAAAACAGGTGAAAAATATAAGAACGACGAAGACTGGAAGGCTAAAGGCATACCAGAATCTGATATAAGAAAAGATGTCAGAGTAATCATGCCGAGTCTTGATTTATTTGGAGAAACAAAATAAGGTAGAAAAATGGCAATATCTAGAATGCAAGAACCCAGACAACAATACGGATTAGGAAGTTTTGTAAAAAAAATCACTAAAAAAGCGACAAAACCTTTTACAAAAATTGCTAAAAAATTGGTGCCAAAAGAGATAGCTGGTATCATGAGAGTTGCTGCACCTTTCTTACCACCAGGGTATAGAGAGGCAGCATATCTATTAGGAACAGCAAAACAAACAGGTAGATTAAGTCCTGTTGATTTGGCTTTAGCTGCAGCTCCTACGTTTTTTGACAAGACAACAACTGGTCAAAATTTAGCATCTCAATTTAAAGGTTCAAAAGCAGGTAAATTTTTATTTGGTGATATGGCCTCCCCCGCAGATGCAGTTGGAGAAATGGGATCTAAAGGACTTATAGGATCAGAAGGTCAGATGTTTCAGTTTGGATCAGGTCAAGGTTTAAAAGAATTTGCAACAGACACTAACATTGGTAATATTTTGTTAGGTAATAAAAAAGGAACAGGTATCAGCATGGCTAAAGCAGCTAGTATAGGTGCAGGTATATTTAGTTTAATAGCGTCAGCTAAGACACCAGATGAGGCTGGTAGATTGTTAGTAGCAGAAACAGGAGATCCTCTTGACTATGAAAGAGGAAAAGAGTTATTTGGTCAATTACCTAGTGATGCTTTTAAAATACCTGATAGATTTGTGCTGTCTAAGGACGGTGGTTTAATACGTAAAAACTTTGCTCTAGGAACAATGCCCACGGAACAAGAACAAGGTCTAGGAGGGCTTCCAATTGAGGCAGATATGAGGTATACTGGTGGCTTCATGCCATACGGTGCAGTAGAAAAAGCCGATGACGTGCCTGCTAGATTAAGCAAAAATGAATTTGTATTTACAGCTGATGCAGTGAGAGCTGCTGGTGGCGGTAGCGTGCAAAAAGGAGCTAAACGTATGTATGACACAATGAAAAAATTAGAATCACAACCCGAAGCGAAAGGTATGGCATAATGGCTGAAGAAGTAATACAACGTACGATAACCCAGGCCCCTGATTATCTCAAGCCTGGTATAGAAAAATTTTTAGAAGGTGCAACCTTACAAGCTGGTCAAGCATTAGATACATCTAAATTTGCTCCACAAGTTGCAGGACTTGGTGCCTTACAACAAGATGTTCAACAAGCTTTAGCAACACAAGCTGGACTTGGAACTTTACAATTTGGTCCACAAGGACAAGTCACTGGAGTTACAGGAACAGGTGTTTCACAATTTCAACCATTTTTAACAGAAGCTCAAAAACAACTTGGAGAGCAAGCAAAATTAGTTGGACCACAAGCATTCACTGCTTTTCAATCTCCATATCAAACAGCTGTAAGAGATGCTACTTTAAAACAATTTGAAGAATCTAGAAAAGCAAGAAGACAAGGAATTAGAGATGAAGCTGCTGCATTAGGAGCTTTAGGTGCAGGTAGAACAGGAGTTCAACTAGCAGAGTATGATAGAAAAACAGATATGGACAAAGCATTATTGTTGGCACAATTAAATCAATCTGGATTTACACAAGCACAAGATTTAGCTAGCAGAGCTTTTGGTCAAAGAGGCCAACTAGCATCTAGTCAAATTGGTTTAGGAGAAGCGCAACAAGGTTTACGTGGTGCAGAATTAGGAATTGCACAAGGTCTAGGACAATCAGATCTTGCGTTTAGACAAGCGTTGTTAGATCAAACACAAGGAGCAAATAGATTAGCTGCATTTGAACCAATAGACAGACTAGCTAGATTTGGACAAGGTTTAACTGGAGTTGGTGGAATGATGGGTCAAGTAACTACAACTATGGGCACACCGCCACCACAAACAAGTGCGTTAGGTAATGCACTACAAGCAGGTATAGGAGCGTTTACACTAGGTAAATTGTTTGGTTAATGGACTATAAAATAATGCAACGACCGATGTTTAAGTTGGGAGGCAAGGCTGCTTCACAAGGAACAGGTATTACATCTGGTTTAGATGAAAGAGTTAACTATTCTAATGGTAGTGATCAATCAGCTAAATTTTTAGAAAGTGCTTTAGATAAAGTAAACAGAAGAGAAGCTGCTCTGGACAGCCTAAATGATTTATATAATTTACAAGCTCTAGCTGGTGCTAGTAATTTAGCTGGCCAGATAACAACAAACAATCCGTTTGAAGCAGGTTTACAATTATTAAGAGGTGCACCATCAATAGTTTTACCTTTGATGTCACAACGTAAAAAATTAGAATTACAAAAACTAGATCCAAAAACTGATCTTGCATTAGCAAAAGCATTTAAACCATCAGGTGGTTTTGGTGAAAAAGTTTATCAAATGAAACTTAGAGATTTAGCTCAATTGGAAAAAAGATTAGGTGAATTAAATCAACAAAGAGCAGCAGGAGAAATAGATGATGCAAACTATCAAGTTGCTAGAGATGCTATAGAGAGAAGACTTAAATTAATTAGTTCACAGTTTGAAACTTCAAAAGATATTAGACAGATGCTTTACAATCAATACTTTGAACAATATCAGTCCGCACCTGATAAAGAGACTTTGGATGAATTAGTTGCAGACTACAAAGCTGCTATGGGTGGTAACTCTATGGGTGGCACACCAAACAGAGTAAATAGAGAGATGGGATCACCAAAAACAGGTGAGATGGCAGATGATCCAAAACCTTTACCAGAAGATCCTACGAAACCAGTTAATCCATTTGGACCAAAACCAATAAAACCTTTGGGTGACATGAGAAGATCCTTTGCAGATACAAGTAATGATACGTATGCAATGTTAAGAGCTAGATTACCAGCAGAGATACCTGATGATGTTGTATCTTTAATTTCATACAATCCAGAGGCATTTGCAGATTTTGCAAGTATTGAAAACCAAGAAGACGTAAAATCATTCAATGAGAAATACGGCATGGAGTTAGTCATTGATGTGGCTACCGTTTAAGGAGGCACATGGACGAAGGAACAAAATCTAGAATTAGACCCTTTCTAAGAACAGCTTTAGATAAAGATCCAGCAGATAGAAATTTTTTAGAAAAACTAGCTGTTGGTATATACGAGCCCATAATAGAAGCAGATGAAGATAAGAATAAACCGTCTGCTGTATTGGATGATGAATACGCGTCTTTTGTTAAAAGATTACCTGGAGAAGTGCAAGCAGATGTTGATAGATATTTAAATATATTTAGAAACGATCCTGCACCTGTATTATTATTCTTAGACGAATATAAAGAAAAAGGTTTTTCAGATTTTTTTGAAAACACAAAAAATTTTTCTGATATTGCAGATCCAAAAGATTTTGGACGATACGCCGACTTTAATTTTATGGGTAAAGGCGGCTACGATGCGATGTATCGAAAAGATGAAGCTGGTGATAAAGCAAGAAAAAAAGTTTTAGAAAATAAATTTGTTCAAGCACAGATAGGTGTGGGACAAGGATTATACACAGGTGTAAGAGGTACAGCAGAACTTATAGGGGCATTATCAGATTTATATTTAGATACAGAAACTTTAGATAATGTTGAAAGAGCTTTACCACAAATAGATCTTCAAGAAGTTTACGGTAACGAAGCTGGAGGTGTAGCAAAATTTACCTCTCTTCTTACACAATATGGAACTGGTTTTGCACTTGCTCAAAAAGTATCTAAAAAATTAATAGGAACAGCAGTCAAAACTAACCTTGCAAAAAAAGCTGCAGAGAAAGCAGCTAAAACATATGCTGGTAAGAAAGCCATGGATGTCGCTAAGTTTGGTGGATACTGGGTTTTACCTGCGTTTACAGCTGATACCACTGTATCTGCTATTGGACAAAAAAGTGTTGGTGAAATATTTGGTGATGAGAAAGGTAACTTTTTAGAAAGAGCTTTATCTAATACTAA